TTACTTACGCTTACCTGGAGCGGGATGCTGACGCGGAGACATACCAGGGGTGGAGTTGCACGCGTGTGTATGTCGAGGAGGCGGGCAATTTTCCCTCACCCGCGCCGATCCTGAAGCTGATGGCGACATTACGCAGCGGCGCTGGCGTGCCGGTTGGCATGCGTCTCACTGGCAACCCAGGCGGGTCAGGACACCAGTGGTTGCGCTCGCGCTACATCGACCCGGCGCCGTTGGGCTGGCGCGTGTTGCGTGACGATACGGGATTGGAGCGGATCTACATCCCCTCGCGGGTCGCCGATAACGCATACCTCGGCCCCGACTATGTGCAGCGGCTCCAGGCGTCGGGCTCGCCGGAACTGGTCCGCGCGTGGTTGTTTGGTGATTGGTCAGTCGTTTCGGGAGCGTTCTTTTCCGAGTTCAGCGCCGATCGGCACATAATCACGCCTCGATCTCTCCCCGACCACTGGGCGCGGTTTCGCAGCTTCGACTGGGGCAGCGCGCGGCCGTTCGCCGTGCATTGGTTTGCCGTGAGCGACGGGTCCATTCCCGACATCGCGCGCGGCTGCCTCGTTTGCTATCGGGAATGGTACGGCATGAAGCCTGGAGAGCCGAACGTCGGGCTGCGTATGACGGCGGAGCAGGTCGCCGAGGGCATTCGCGACCGCGAGCGCGACGATCCGAAGCCGGCCAGCGGCATGATGGTGGGCGTGGCCGATCCGGCGATATACAGCGAGGATGGCGGCCCCTCGATCGCCGCGCGCATGACGCAGGCGGCCCGTATCGTGTTCCGCCCAGCAGACAACAAGAGGGTGCCGCGGCTGGGCGCGATAGGCGGCTGGGATCAGGTCAGGGCGCGACTGGTCGGTGACGGCGATGGCAACCCGATGGTGGTGTTCTTCTCGACGTGCAAAGACCTGATCAGAACCGTTCCGGCATTGCAGCATGATCCGATCCGAGCGGAAGACGTTGACACAAGTTCTGAAGATCACGCGGCTGATTCGTTACGGTATAGTTGTATGTCACGTCCTTACGTTCGCGACATGGAACGGCCGAAGCCACGCGACAGTTGGGACGCGGCGTTCAATCGCGACGCGGAAGAACTGCGCGACTGGAGGGTGGCGTGATGATCGAGCAACGCGGGCTGACCGAAGCCGACCGGGAAAAGATCGAGGCGCTGATCCGGGTCGCCACGGCGCGGCATCGTATCGCGATGAACGAACATCTGGCCGAGCTGCAGCCCATTGAGGCGATGGCCGTGCTGGGTGATCTGATGAACTCTACCCTGGACCGTTTTCCGTCACCGCCCACGCGACGCGTTACCTTCAAGGCATGGGTGGCGGCGTTTCTCGAAGATGGGGCGATGGATAATGACTGACATTCGCACACTGAGCGGAGCGGAGTTCCAACGCGAGGTCGGCACTGACGTGGACAAGTGGGCCGACGCGGCGATGATCGCAGCCGAGGATCTCGGCTTCACGGTTGAGCGGGAGTGGCTGCGCTCGCTGTTGGCTGATGCGATGGAGGCGGCGAGCAAGAACTCGATCCGTGAAGTGATCAGACCGACATGAGCCAGTCGCTCTACCCCGACCCGCCAACGGCACCGGAGGATGTCACCGTGCTTTCGGTCAAGCGTGCGATCGAGAAGCAACTCGACGCACTCCTGCACGCCGACCTGTTCCCGCCGCCGGCGCCAGACCGGAAACTCGTCCAGCGAGCCCATACTCTGGTCAACTGCCTACTGACGTTTTTGGACGGGGCCGTCACGTCGGATGCGTTGTCCGTGATGGAGTTCCAACGCCTCATGGAGATTACGATGCGGGGTGTGGTGAGGCAGCAGGGGCGTAAGAACCTCGCGCCGTATTTGCGAAAACTCGCCGGCGAAGTGGAACGATCCGACGCCGAGAACGCCAAGGCAGACAGCGCTCGAACGCGGCGCGTCAAGGGCAGCGGATAATGTCCCAATCCCTCTATCCCGACCCGCCGACCGCCCCGGAGGCCGCCGAGTCGTCGCGTCCGAAGGGTGGGCCGGGGATCGCGGACGACCGCTACCCGCGCGACCTGGACGACCTGCACGCGCGACAGGTCCAGTGGTTCGAGGACAGCGAGATGGCAACGGCGGATGGCCGCCGTATGTCGCAACGCGATCGCGATTACAAGGACGGCTACCAGTGGAGCGCGGCGGAAAAGGAGGCGCTGAAGGCGCGCGGCCAGCCGGAAATCACCATCAATAAGATCGCTGATAAAGTCGAACTGATGTGCGGCCTCGAGCGCAAGTCGAGGACCGACCCAAAAGCATTCGCCCGCAACCCGACCGACGAGGACAAGGCGAACGCCGCGACGCAGGGGCTTCGCTACATCTCCGACGACAACAACTTTCCGCTGATCCGCTCGGACGTTTACGAAAGCCTGATGGTCGAGGGCGCGGGCGGCGCTGATCTGGCGCTGGAGGACGACGGGCGGGGTGGTGCGGACATCAGGATTACGCAGGTGCCGTTCGATCGCCTGTTCTGGGACCCTCATAGCAGACGACTGGACTTTAGCGACGCGCGCTACAAAGGCATCGTTATCTGGATGGATCGCGACCAGGCATACGAAACGTGGCCTGACGCGGAAGACCTCATTTCCGATACGTTCGCGACGCAGACCGGATCCTACTCCGACCGGCCGCACGACATCGTCTGGTGCGACAGTAAGCGCGAGCGCGTCCGCATCGTGCAGATGCACTGGCAAGAGAAAAACGAATGGTGGGTCTCCACCTTGACCCGCGTCGGCTTCCTGGCTGAACCGATGAAATCACCGTTCCTGGACGGTAAGGCCCGATCGACGGCCGGCCTCATCATGGCGTCCGCGCACGTCGATCGTGAGAATAACCGTTACGGTATGGTTCGCAACCTGATTTCCGTGCAAGACGAGATCAATAAACGACGCAGTAAGGCGCTGCATCTTCTGAGCGTGCGGCAGGTCATAGCGGAAGATGGCGCGGTCGCGGACCAGGACCACGCACGGCGGGAAGTGGCGAAACCGGACGGTTACATCTCCATCAACCCCGGCATGAAGTTCGAGATACAGGAAGGCGGCGAACTCGCTCAGGGCCAGTTTAAGCTGCTGGAGCACGCGACGGCGGAAATGCAGGCGTCGGGGCCGAACGCGGCGATGAGCGGCACCGATCCCCGCGAGTTGTCGGGCCGGGCCATCCTCGCGCAGCAGGCGGGTGGTGCCGCGACCCACGAGCCGATCGCCGATACGCTGCGGATGTGGTCGCGGACGGTCTACGAGGTCGCCTGGATGGCCGCGCGGCAGTACTGGACAGCGGGCCGTTTTGTTCACGTAACCGATGATCTTGGCTCAACGAAATATGTCGGCATCAACCAGCCGGTGCGGCTCATGGACGAACTGGCGGCGATGCCCGAGCAGCAACGCGCCGCCGCGATGCAGCAAATGCAGATCGTGCCGGGCGATCCACGGTTGCAACAGGTAATACGGATCGACAACGATATAACGGACATGGATATCGACATAACGATCGAAGAGGGCATCGACGTTCCGAGCATCCAGGCGGAGCAGTTCCAGGTTTTGATACAACTGGCCGGCACGCAGCCGGGTTTGATCCCGCCTGAGATCCTGATCGCGGCGAGCAATTTGCGGAACAAGGATCAACTTCTGGAGATGCTGAAGCAGAGCCAGCAGGCGCAGGCGCAACAGCGGCAGACCGCGCAGCAGATGATGCAGGCCAAGGCACAGGCGGACATCACGGCGCAGCAGGGCAAGGCGGCGGCGGACTTCGCTCTGGCGGCCGAGCGCAAGCACGCATCGATTCACCATATCGCGGATGTCCATGGCATGTACAACGACATGGGCGCGCCGCCCGACCCACCGAGCGATCCGGGGACAGTGGTTCCACCGGAGATACAGGCGGCGCTCGGTATCGCCGACGTCAGAGGCAGGCACGCCAAGGCGGCGGCGGACGAGGCACGCGCGGACGATCTGCGGCAGAGCGCGGTGCAGCGTGTCGGGGACATGCTGATCGCGCGCCACAACGCGCTCGCGCCACCGGAACAGCCGGGGGCAGCATGAACAGACTAAAGGTAGAGAGCGCGCCGCCGAGAGAACCAATCCTGGACAACCGAACGTCCCGCGAACGGCTTACCAGCTTCAATGAGGTCCGGGTCTCGCGACCCGGAAGGGGTCATCGTCGGCGGCGCGGCCGAAGTATACCCGAGAACAGGAGGCGTGGAAACTAAGTGTCTGAGACACCATCCCAACTTGACGCCTTCCTAAGCAGTGGCGCCCAGCCCGAGGCCGCCGAAACGCCTGCGTCGGAGCCATCAAAGGCAGCGCCAGAGCGTGCCACGCCAGAACTCCCGGCGGGTAAGCCTGAGAGCACGTCACCACCAGTCAAGGCCGATAAGGTAGCCACGGAGCCAGACGACGACGTTGATCCTGGCGAACCAGAGCCGGGCCAACCCAACGTCCCGCGCAAGGCATACGAGCAGGAACGGCAGCGGCGGCAGAACTGGGTGGAGCGAGCGAGCCGCGCCGAGGCAGAGCGGGACGCGCTGGCGAAGCAGCTCGAGGAGGCGAAGAAGCCGCCACCACAGTCCACGCCGCCGCCCTTCGCCGAGCCGATCGACCCGGCGCGCGACCCCGAGGGATATACGAGGCGGGTGCGGGGCGTTGTGCTGAACGAGCGGCTGAACACGTCTGAGATGATGGCGCTCGACAAGCATGGGAAGGAGGTCATCGATCGCGAGACGGAGTATTTCAAGAAGCGGACGGAGGCAGATCCGCGCTTGTGGAACGAGCTTTACAGTAAACCGCACCCCTACCAGTGGATGATTGATTCGAACTCCACGGCGCGGCTGCATGAGGAAATCGGCACCGATCCGGCGGCGTACAGAGCCAGGATAGTGGCTGAAGAGCGTACAAAGTGGGAAGCTGAGCATCCAGCGGGTCAGCCGATTTCTCCCGTTGCGGGCCTTCCTCCCTCTTTAGCCAACGCACGGAGCAGCGCGCCACGTGGCACCAATGGTTACGTTGGACCAATGAGTATTGATGATATACTGAAACGACCGGAGCGGCGGCGGTAGTGTCCGGCTGGTTCAATCGGCTGATGGCGGGGTTCCAGAATCAGAACCTGGACACGGCGCGCAACGACCTCTTCCCGCCCGACGATCCCGCCCAGGTCTGGCGCTCGGACAACCCGGTGGGGACGGAGACACTGCAATCGACGGGCGTGCCACGACCGACGACCTACGCCGGGCCGGTCGGACAGTTCATCGATCCACGCACCGGGCAGATGACCAGCCAGGGTGCTGCGCGCATGGACAACCCGGCGCTTGGCCTCGACACGGGCGGAGTTGGCATGATTAAGGCCTATCACGGCAGTCCGCACCGGTTCGACGCGTTCGACCTGTCGAAGATCGGCACCGGCGAGGGCGCGCAGGCTTACGGCCACGGGATGTATCTCGCCGAGAACGAGGGCGTGGCGCGCAGTTATCGGGATGCGCTGGCGCAACCGGCAACACCTGAAGAAATCGCTTCACAATACCTGTCTTCTTTTGGTGGTGATCGAAATGCCGCAATGGCGAAAATGCTTGATCACGCACAGGGGGGTATGGGGTGGTCACCTGAGACAATGGCAAACCTTAGGCAAGGCTATCAACTTCTGAAAGAGGGCGCTCCGCTATCGGGCAAGCCTCCCGGCCACATGTATGAGGTCAACGTCGCCGCCGATCCCGAGCGGTTTCTGCAATGGGACAAGCCACTGAGCGAGCAACACCCGGATGTCATCAAAGCCCTGAACAACACGCCATACCCACCGCGCGACATGCGGATGTCGGTCAAGGACTACATGGCTGAACTGGAGACCAACCGTGAGATGGCGTCGAAGACGGGAGATCCCGCTGCCATGGCTTCTCAGGCGTTACAAGAGGCGGGCATCCCCGGCATTAAGTATTTAGATCAAGGTTCCAGGTCCGCCGGGGAAGGCAGTCACAATTATGTCGTCTTCGACACTAATTCCATGAACATAATCCGCCGCTATGGCCTCGCCGGCCTGATGGCGGGCGGCGGCGCGGCGGCGCTCGGCACAACGCAACAGGAGCAATGACGATGTCCTGCTTCTCGGTCGGTTGGTTCGTGGGGTTTCTGGTGTGGCTGGTGGTGGTGTGCGGTCTCGTGGCCATCGCCATGCTCATCCTGCCGATCGTGCTGGGTTGGCTCGGCTGGGCCGGGGATCTTGTGATGCGGGTGCTGCGTATCATCGTCGCCGTCATCGTGATCGTGTTCCTGATTTACTTCCTCTATGACGTTTTTCTCTGTTTTGGGCCACCGGGCCGGATCAGATGACCGACCTCGCAATCATGACGGCTATTATGTTCGCCGCGCGCCTCCAGCGCAGGATGCCCGAGAGTGAGGCGGAAAAGCGGGCCACTATCGTTGCTTCCCTCGCCGATGCTAAACTGATCCTGGCCACTGTCAGCGATGACGTGGTCGAGCCGGAGCAACCGCCGCCGTCGCCGGGCACAATCGGGCGCGCTATCGCGGAAGCAAAGGCAGTCCGTCGCCGGGACGAGTTCGGGCGTTGGACCCCCACCGGGTCCGATTAAGCGGTGTGACCCCGTCGCCGGGGGACTGATCGGGCGTTGAGCCGTCGCCGGGCTTTATCCGGGCGTCC